CATCTGCGGACATCGCCTTGTCGGCACTGTTTTGGCCGTATGGGTAGACGGCGAGGACTTCGTCGACAATATGAGCGATCCGTGGTACATGGAGTATCTTTGCAAGGAGGCTTGAGGACATGAAAAACAGACGTGAAGAGATTTTAAACGAAGTGAAAAACACGGTCGAGGGCTGGCGCCGCCAGTACGGCAGCTTTATCTGCACAGACGTGCAGGTCGTCGGAAGGATGGCCTATTACATCTTCCAGCCCGACAGTCCGATGGGTTACACGGTAGAAGTCGACCTTGAATCCGGCGAGAGCCACCACAAGGGCAGAGGCGCCGGCTCCTTCTGGACAGAATGGGAGGCGACTTATTGAGATGAACGTCAGCGAGCAAATCATCATCGGAATGCGGCGGACTGGCATCAGCCGCAAGGAGCTCGCCCTGCGCATCGGCATGAGCGAGTCAAGTTTAAGGAGCAGACTCAGCCACCCGGAATGGTTCCGGCTGGTGGAGCTTCGGAAAACCGCCCGGTCTCTCGGCCAGAAATTGGATGTAACGGTATGATAAAAGCATTTCTCAGGGCACTTTTGACGCTGGTCGATGGCCAGCTCTTCCGGAACATCTGCAAGGTGTTCGCCGTAGCGTTCGCATCCGGCGGCATGGCGAGCCTTGCCATGGTCGACTGGGAACACTGGTGGCTGAGCCTGCTCGGCTTCCTGTGCCTCGAAGGCGGGGCGCTCGGCCTCGCGATCCTGGGACTTGAGGAGGGCGCGCAGAATGATCGAGCTCAGAATTGAGAAAGACCACGAGCTCCGGACGCTGGCCCGCGGCCGGGCGTGCTGGGCGTTCGTCGTCAAAGAAGACGGGCAGGTGTTGCCCTTCGTGGACTACGACACGGACAACGCCGCGGACTGGGAGCGCTTCCTGCGGACCTGCGAGCACGTCCACCACCTGACGGGGAAGCTGCTGGAGGTGGGCAGGAAATGAGCTACACGATGTATCTTTTCATAAAAATCAATGGGAAAAGGAGGACTTACAAATGGGAGATACCGAAAAGAGGGAAGTAACAATCGACTTAGAGGAGTATGCGGAGCTTCAGGCCATCACTGAGAGGGTGGCAACCCTGAGCCGGTGGCTGCACGTCAACCAGTACGCCCGCATTGGCGATGTCTGCACGATTCTGTGCATTGAGATGCCGGAGGAGGAGGGTTAAGCTATGGCAACACTGTATGAATTAACTGAGCAGTGGGCTTACCTGCTCAGTATAGCTGAAGACGAGGACGTCGACCCCGACACCCTCAGGGACACCCTCGAAGGCATCGAGGGAGAAATCGAAATCAAGGCCGACGGCTACGCCCGCGTGATCGCTCAGCTGGAGCACGACGCGGCGGCTATCAAGGCCGAGGAGAAGCGGCTGAAGAATCGCCGCGTAACGATCGAGGCGAACATTGACCGCCTGAAAAAGAGCCTGCAGGCGGCCATGGAAGCCACCGGCAAGACCAAGTTTAAGACGGGCCTGTTCTCGTTTGGGATTCAGAAGAACCCGCCGAGCGTGGTGCTCGATGAGGTCGATCTTGGCAAGATCCCGCCGGAGTACCTCAGACAGAAAGACCCGGAAGTCGACAAGAGTGCCATCAAGGCCGACCTGCTCGCTGGCAAGGATCTGACCGGGCTGGCGCACCTGGAAAGCACGCAGGGGCTCCGGATCCGGTAGGAAGGAGGGCAGAACATGGCTATTCCTGTTTTGGTTATGGGTGAAAGCGGCAGCGGCAAGACGTACAGCCTGAAGAACTTCAGCCCGGACGAGGTTGCGGTGATCAGCGTCGAGAAGGGACGGCTGCCTTTCCGCAGCGGCATCAAGGTAACGCGGCTTCCAAGATACGACAGGTCGCCGGACTTCACCACGTATGCGCAGATTAACGCGGCCAAATACAGTTGGCTGGAGGCCGTGATCGCGAAGGCGAAGAGCCGGGCGATCGTCATCGACGACAGCCAGTATCTCATGGCGAACGAGCTTTTTGACCGTTCCAGTGAAACCGGTTACACGAAATTTCTTGATATCGCCAAGAATTTCAGAAATCTAATTCATTTTATCAACGAACTGCCGCAGGATGACAAAATTGTTTATTTCCTTCAGCACGTCGAGCAGGACGCGAAGGGCCGCACCAAGTGCAAGACAGTGGGTCGGATGCTGGACGAAAAGCTCTGCGTCGAGGGATGCTTCGACATCGTCCTTTACTGCGAAGACCATGAATTTTGGACTCAGGGCAACGGAACCAGCACGGCCAAGACGCCGGAGGGGCTCTTCGAATCGCTGAAAATCCCCAACGACCTGAAGGCCGTCGACACAGCCATCCGGGAATACTGGAACCTTGGGGGTGGCGCTTAATGGGCTGGGCTTATCTGCCCGACGGCACCCGGGTGCGGTACGACGACTACATCCGCAAGCACCCGCACTGGCAGGACGTCCGGCGGGCCCGCTATCAGTTTGACGGCGGCCGCTGCGTCGTCTGCCATCGTGAGCTGGCGGGCGAACCGTATCAAACCCATCACCTGAGCTACCAGCGGCTCGGGCGGGAGAAGCTCCGGGACGTGGTCACGATGTGCGACAGCTGCCACCACTCATTCCACCAGAATTGGAGCAAGTCCAACTTTTGGGAAGGCAAGGAATCGGGGCACTGGGATGTCTACGACCTGCCCGCCACCGCTGACCTGTGCGCCACCTACTGGCGGCAGGACAAACTGATCAGCCGGAACCCGGACGGCCCGAACCTCTGCAGCCGGGCTGAGGCCATGAAGCTGGTGGACGCTTACTGCGAGCTGAAGGGGCTGGAGCGGTCGCCGATCATTGACCCGAACGACATCACCCTGTTCGTCCGGTGTAAGCGCTACGAATTATTCTTCGAGGCAGAGGGGCGCGGCCTGACGGTCGAGCAGTTCCTCGATGAGTATTTCGGGCCGAAAGTCCGAGGCAAGAACCCGCTCCGGCAGGCGGCAGGGCGGCAGGGCGGCCCATACGACCACACACCGGCGAGCCTGCATCGTCACTACAAGGAGAACAAGAACATTTTGAGATTAATTGAGGAGGTTGAAAGGATTGAAAGCAACAGTTAAGACATCGTTGAAGGCGTTAATCGAGAAGGCCCTTACGGAGTTTAGCCACGAAAGCAATCAGGACGAGGAACAGGTCGAGGCCTACGCCAAGAGCGTGGTCAACGATTTCGAGAGATACCTGAAGGCCTATTACGAATTTAAGGAGGATTAAACCATGCAGAAACCTGAAGGATATGCGGAGGCAAGAGTACAGGGGCAGAGTGAGCCGATCGAGCTCGGCGGCCATTATTGTGTCGTCAAGGCAGTGAAGGAAACGACCAGCAAGACCAATAAGCCCATGGTCGTGGTCGCTGTCGACTTCGACGGCAACGACAGGCAGGCGGGACTGTTTGGCAAGCGCTTCGAGCAGGACGACAGGCAGGACAAGAAATGGCCCTTTGCCGGGACTAAATACATTATGGTGAACGACTACAATGATCCGAGCAAGACGAGCTCAGCCTTCAAAACGTTCTGCAGCATGGTCGAGAAGTGCAACAATTTCGAGATCCAGTGGGGCGTGCAGAACTGGGGCGGCCAGTTCGTTGGCAAAAAGATCGGCGCCATCTACGGCAACGAAGAGAGCGAGTACGAGGGGCAGAGGCGCAAGCGGGCCATCATCCGCTGGTGGTGCGCGCTGGATGCTGTCGCGGATGCCAAGATCCCGGAGGACAAGCTCCTGCCCAACAGCCAGCCCGGCGCCGCTGTCGTCAACGGCTTCGTGGGCGGCGCGGCACTCGCAGACGAGGAAGTCCCCTTCCTGTGATAGGAGGGCGGCATGGATTTAACTGGATATGTGGACGCTGAGAGGGTCAGAGAGGCCCTCGGCGTCCTGGTTGAACCGGGGCAGGTGTTCGAGGTCCGCGGCATCGGCACGACAGGCCGCAAGGTGGTCGTGTCGGGTTACTTCAAGGACGCGGACACCCTCCTGCGGGCCATGCAGACGCTGGATCTGCGAGAGAAGAATTTCTACATCACGCTGGGCAGGGTCAAAGACTACTGCTACGCCAAGGCTCAGAGCTGCAGGTTCCTGCAGGGCGTGACGACGACGGACGACAAGGACATCGAACGTTACCGCTGGCTGTTCGTCGATTTCGACCCGATCAGGCCGGCAGACATCAGCTCGACAGACGCGGAGCTGCAGGCGGCGCGGGAACTGGCCGACAAAGTGAGGGCCTCCCTGCGCGGGCGTGGCTGGCCGGAGCCGGTGGCGGGGCTGTCGGGCAACGGCTATCATCTGCTCTACCGAATCAACATAGGCAACGATCAGGAGGGGCGGGCGCTCGTGGAGAGGTGCCTGAAGGCTCTCGCGATGCTGTACAGCAACGGGGACGTCAAGGTCGATACGACCAACTACAACCCGGCCCGCATCTGCAAGCTGCCGGGCACACTGGCGCAGAAGGGCAGCAACGTGCCGGAGCGGCCGCACAGGATGAGCCGACTCATGACGGTGCCGGAAAGCATCGAGGCGGTGCCGCTCTCTCTGCTCCGTGACATGGCGGCAGAGCTGCCGGAGGCTGTCCCGGACCCGCCGAAGCGGGCGGAGGAAAAGCCGCGATTTGATATCGTGGACTTCATGGCGCGCCACGGTTTAAGTTACCGTGACCTGGGGCCGAACGACCGGGCGTCGGCCGTGTACGCGTTGGACGCCTGCCCCTTCAACTCGAACCACCGGAACGGGGACGCCAAGATTTTCAGTTACCCGGACGGGCGGGTCAGCTTCCGGTGCCATCATGACAGCTGCAGCGGCTACAAGTGGCAGGACGTGCGGCTGCTCTTTGAGCCGGACGCCTACGACAAGCAGGAGGATGACTGGGAGCGCTATGACCGCGGATGGCTGGAGCACGTCGCCGCGATGGCGGCAGAGCGGGCCGTGGATACCATTGAGGAGAAGCGGGACACGCGGAAGGCGGAATATCGGCAACTGAAAACGGCAGAGGAGCTCATGCAGAAGGACATCCCGGAGCCGCGGGTCTTTGTGGGCGTGGGGGACGAGGTTCCCCTGCTCGTCGAGGGCACCTGCATCCTGTCGGCCAAGCCGAAGCTCGGCAAGAGCTGGCTGGCGCTCGCCATGTGCGTGGCTGTCGCCAACGGGGCGGACTTTCTCGGCAGGAAGACGCGGCGGTGCTCGACCCTCTACCTGGACTTGGAGACGGGCGAGGCCCTGCAGCAGAAGAGGCTGAGGAAGGTGCTCGCGGGCGATCCTGCCCCGAAGAATTTCTATCTCGAAAGAGAGACCGACGGGCTGTCGGATGGCTTCATTGACCAGATTGAGGACTACCTGCGGCAGGATCCGGAGATCGGCATCGTGGTGGTCGACGTCTTCCAGCTGATAAGGAGCACGGCCAAGAGCATCAAAGAGACGGAGTACGAGCACGCGTACCGGGACCTGGGGCCGCTGAACGATCTCGCGCAGCGGTACCACATCAGCATCGTGCTGGTGTGCCATGACCGCAAGGCGGTCGACCCGGACGACCCATTCAGCAACATTTTGGGGAGCACCGGCCTGCAGGGCGCGGCGACTCAGATGATGGTTATGTTCCGGAAGCGGAAAGAAGACCCGATACACATCAGCATCAAGGGCAAGACCATCGACGGCCTGCCGGAGCTTAACGTCCGGCTGGACAATGCCCAGTGGCGGGTCGTAGGAGATGCTGAGACGGCAGACAACGAGAAGGCGGCGGCCGAGGCTGAGTACAGCGGTTCGGAAATCCGCACGGCGGTGCTGACGCTGGCCGAAAGGTATACGGTTTGGCGTGGCCGCTGCGGCACCCTGATTCAGGATGCCATTGAGAACGACGTGGCAGTCACTGACAGCCCGAAGGCGGTCGGCATCTTCCTGCACAGACATCAGGGCAGATTCCTGGCGGCGGACGGCATCAAGGTGACGATCACGAGCGAGGGAACGGCGTCAAAAACCTATACGATACAAAAATCTACCATTGGTACCATTGGTAACGATGGGGACATACCCTTGGGAGATTTCGAAGAATGCAGTAATAATCAGGGTTTAGACGTACCTTTCCTATAAAAACCCCTTACCATTGGTAAGGTAATTACCATTGGTAGCACCATTGGTCACCAATGGTACCAATGGTACCAATGGTAGTTTTTAGGTACGTAGAAAAGAGGCGATTTTTTGAAACGAATTGAACATCTCGACCACTGCGTCCGCATCTTTAACAGCTGCTGGACAAAGATGAGCAACACCGAGGCAGACTGGGACCGGGCGATCGAGTTCTTCGGCAAAGTCTGCAAGGACTCCGGCAACGATCCGCAGGTGACGGCGCTCGCGCTCCAGTTCGTCGAGATCCTCGAGGCGAAGTTCAAGGAAGAGGAGGCGGCGGCAGGATGAGCGCGGTTCTGTATTACGTGTACGGCCCCGACGGCGACTACTCAGGGACGGCAGAAGAGCTCGCCCTCACCCTCGGGGCATCGACCACCACGATCCGCAAGCACGCCCGGGACGGCACGCCGTACCGCGGCCGCATCATCGAGGATTCCGGCCTGAAGATCGCCGGCAACCGGCGGCCGGCAGAGCGCACCAATGTGGCGGAACGGTACGCCGCCCTCGATGAGATCAAGATAACGCCGGAGATGGTGGCAGAGGTGCGGGCCCGGCTCCATGTCGGGGACGTGGTCACGATCAGCGCGATCAACTGGGACAAGGAGGACGCGCAGGGGCGGCCGACCTGGGAGCGCATCCGGGTGCCGGTCGTCAGCAAGAGCCGGCATACGTTTAATGTCCGGCGGCGGGGCGGCTGGCTCGAATCGTACAGCTACGCCGACCTGTACCGCCACGACCATATCAAGAGAGGAGAGCAAGAGGATGGGCAGAATTGATAAGGACACAAGGCTGAGGGTCGACGGCATGCGCCGGGCCCTTGAGATTGTTGAAGAGAAAGGCGTCGATGCTCTGAGAGCAGAGGTCAGGATGCGGGGCTCGCTGGGCATCCCCTGCGCGATCACGCACGAGAAGGCAGTCGAAAGCTTCCACCTGCTGGCCAGTCGTATGTATGCGACCTATGTGTCCACGGCGGCCATGGCCGTGCATGATGTCTTCGGGGCAGGGGAGGACCGGCTGAAGCGCTGGAAGGCCCGCCTCGACTGGTACGTCCAGCAGGTGAGCACCATTGACGACTATGGCGAGAAGTGGATGGACTTCAGGGACATGGCCAAGGATTTGAATGACCGCTATCATTTGGGGCTCGACCTCGATGCGGCGGC